AATTAATCAGCAGTAGGTAGAAGTTCTATCGGTTTAATACTTATAGATATAATACACTACGACTAAATTGGCAGTTATCACCTCGTTAGAGATAGAAACAAAATTGCAGGAACGACTTGACGCACCGATGGTGTGGAAGGAACTTTGTGACGTTAAATACACAAATTCTGGAGTAGTAAAGAACCCTTATTTAACAGACGCAACCGTATCGCAAGGTACACGTGGAACTGGTTATACATCTGTTGCAGTAGCTACAGTAGATTCTTCTGTAACTATCAACGACTATGATTATTCAGCACAACACATTGACGACGCTGACCTCGCACAAAAGTCTTTCTCAGACTTTATGGAGATTGCAGACAATATGGGTACACTTCTCAATGAGAAGATGGAAACATCAATGCTTGCAGAACACGCTCAATGGACAAACTTCGACAACGCAAGTATCGGAGGTGGAGCTGGAAACATCACTGTTGCGGTTTCAAACATCAAGGACATCATTGGTAACATCAAGGAAGCTATCCGTGTTGCTGGAGGTGGTGAATTGATGAGTCGTAATGGTGCTTTTATTCAATGGCGTGAAGCTGATTTCACTCTTGTTGAGCAACTAGCTTCATCAGAAGGTTTTAATACCGCTGATGATGTGCTTAAGAATGGTATCAAGCAAGGTTTCCGTTATATGAATGTTGAACACTATTCAACTTCAAAGAATGTCGCTGGACACGTCTTTGCAGGAGTTAAAAAGGCTTTCACTTGCTACGTTGTTAAGTCGACTTATGGACGTGTAAAGACTATTGTTAACCCAGTTGTAGGTGGAGCTCAAATCTCAGGTGTTGGTTACGAATCTCGTATCGACCGTGAGTTCAAAGCTTGGGATAAGCGAGTACCGGTTCTCTTTGATATTTTAGTGAGTTAGTCAAAAGTAAGTAATTCACTTATCAGATAACTTATACTAAAATGGCAAATCCATCAGGACTATACCCACGTTTCAAAGGAGTGGCGTTTGAAGAAATTGAATGTAAACCATCGGCAACGCAAGGAACAGGCAATTCAATTCCACCCGGAGTAACGGCAGTTCGATTGGTAGCTAACACAAACGATGTAAACGACTTCACAGTCCTTCCATCTCTTACGTCAGTACCAGTAGGACACACCATCACTATCATTGCAGGTTCCGCTAACTCAGAGTTACGCACACCAGCTGGTAGTGCTGAAGAAATCAACTCAGAAGATTGTGACGGCACTAAGGAAGCTCTCCTAACAGGAACTAACGTGTACACCGTTGTAAAAAACGACAACACTATCGGTTGGACTTTAATTGGTCACACTGCTATTGGAGCTTTTCAAACCGCAATCGTTCCTGATTAGTTCTCCTTACAGCCTCTCAGTAATGGGAGGTTGTATAGGGTAAGTAATAACAATAATCATTATGCAATTTAGCGACACAGTGGGAGGGACGGGAGGCGTACAGCAAGTACGAAATATGTGCCGTGTAGACGCTTCACAGTGGTCTACCGTTCGTATTGTCAATTCATACAATAACTGGCTTGATACAGTCACAGGGTATGCTATCGGAGCTGATAGACGTTTTGAATTCGATGATAGTAATCACTCCAAACTACCGATTGGCACAACCAACCTAGTTGCCAATCAATCAGACTATTCTTTCCTCACTGATGAACAAGGTAACTCAATTTTAAACCTTACTCGGATTGACTTACTAGACCAGTACGGTAACTATCAGAAACTAATCCCTATTAGTGAATCTGATATATCAATCGCTCTTGATGAGTTTGAAAAAGACGCAGGGACTCCGCTCTACTACGATAAAATCGCCGATAATATAATCAGATTATATCCAAAACCATCTACTAACATCACTGCTGGACTTAAATTCTACTTCCAGCGTACTGGCTCATACTTTGAAGCCACTGATACAACTAAAGAGCCGGGAGTTTCTCCACTCTTACATCGTGGCTTTGTAATTGCTAGTGCGTATGATTGTGCTTTAACGCTAGGACTACAAAACCTCCAACCGTTATCTATTGAACTACAAAAAGAAGAAGCCAAAATGAAGCAATACTTTGCAATTCGTAACACTGATGAAGTAGCAGTGATGACACCAACTAGTGTTTGCTCAATATGATAACTAATCAAGACAAACCAACAACTATATTAACTAACTCTAGTAAAGTGTCTATTGGTGAGACGTGGGAATCTGTCACTACCACTTGGGCTAGTGAGACAAGAACTTGGCTGGCTGTTAGTCAGCTTATTGATAACGTTACTAAGCCAAGTACTACTATTACTAATGTAGCAAAACCATAATATGTCTACTATAACTACAATAAATGCTGGAGATTTAATTACAAATAGTCGAGCTGACATCAACAACAATTTTAGTGCCTTAAATACAGATAAGATGGAGACATCTGTTCTTGACACTGATACAACACTTGCAAGTAATAGCGACGCTAAAGTGGCTACTCAGAAGGCTGTTAAGGCGTATGTGGAATCGTTTACAGGTCAGACTTTTCTAGTACCTACTGGTGCAATCCTCCCATACGGAGCAACGTCAGCACCGACTAACTTTTTACTTTGTAATGGTACTCCAGTTTCTCGTACTACCTACGCTAATCTCTTTGCAGTTATTAGTACAAATTACGGAGTAGGTAATGGGACAACTACTTTTAACCTTCCTAATTTACAAGGTCGTTTCCCTCTTGGTTACTCAGCTTCTGCACCAACTAAAGTACTTATTTTTGCTTCTCGAAGTGGTAACGTAGTTACGATTACTGGCGTTGATAGTCACGCTAATAACGAACTACAGACAGGACAGGCTATCTATTACGATACAACAGGCTCAGTAATTACTGGCTTAATAGACGCTACTACTTACTATGTGGTACGTGTAACAGCTACCACTTTTAGTCTTGCTACAACGGTGGCTAACGCTAACGCTGGAACTGTAATAGCTTTGTCTAGTGATGGTTCTGGAACTCAAACATTTACAATCACATATACAGCACGACCACTTGCACAAAATGGTGGAGAGGAAATTCATGCTCTTACGGATTCGGAAATGCCAAGCCATACACACACGCTTAATGGAGCAGATGGGTCTGGTGTTGGAACTTTTACAACAATGGACGGCTCTGGAGCACCTTCACAAGAGTATTCAGGAATTAACAATTTAGCTGGTTCTGACACCCCTCACAACATCATGCCACTCTTTACAGTTGTTAATTACATCATAAAAACATGAGTAAAATTACTGAAATAAAAATAAACAACTTCTCTGGTGGTGTCAGTGATGATCGCCGTGAAGATAATGCAACTAAGTTTCAACTAACTAGGCATTTTGATATTTTTTCACAACCTAATCGCCTTACACCTTATCGCTCACTTGAAGCTGACACCAATGATGGTTCAACCAGTACAGGAATGAAGCAATACATTGTGCAAGACTTTCTCTATCACTCATCTAGTGCAAAACTGTTTGGTTTAGGTCAAACAGGTGCTGGTTTTACTAAGATTGTACAAAAAGCAGACGCTACTACAGGTAACTGGACACTACCAGCTAATTCGGAGGGTAACGGAGCGGTTAAAAACGGTTGTTTAATTGAATACAAAGACTTTCTATTTGGTTTTCAAGGTGCTAACCAAATCTTTAAATGGACTATTGCCACAAATACAATCGCCAACTCAGCTTCTACCACAGGTGCTACAATTACCTCAGTGGCACAAGGATTGGTGTTTAATGACTATCTCTATCTACCATATAATAACCGTATCTGGAGGGCTACAGACGCTACCACGTTTAGTGATGGCTACCTAGTGCTACCGTCTAACTTTAAAATCACCTCTCTTACTGCCTACGGTAAATATATCGCTATTGCAGTAGCACCTATTTCTACCTTTAACGGTGTGTCAAAAGTATTTCTATGGGACGGCACAAGTACAGAAATACAAGAAGCAATCGACTGGGGAGAGGGTGAACTACGTATACTGGAAACTATTGAAGGTATGCTTGTTGGTGTGACAGACCGTTACCTAAATAATACTACAGGAGCTGGTCGTGGCTCGATGATTATTCAAGTCTATCAAGGTGGTACACCACAAGTCATAAAGGAAGTGTTCACACAAGCTCTGACAGGTAAGACAATGCCACTATCAAAGGCGGTCAAGAATAACCGT